TTACTCGATTTTTGAACTTTCACCGCTGTCAACCCAAGCATCCACTTCCGATATCTTAAACTTGTATTGCTTACCAATACGACGGTATGGAATCACGTCTTTTTTTATCCAAGCTCTAATCGTATCTTTACTTACTCCTAGATGTTCAGCGATTTCCTCGAGGCTTGACCATTTTTCAGGTTCGTTAGTCATGTCTGTTCCTCCTCTTCTTGCACGCACAGCCCATGCCATAATATTATAACACATCTTGCTTCGAACTACAATGTTTTAGTATGATTTGACATGAAACAGTTTGATTAACTTATAATGTACCCCGTTATAACAAATCCAACAACGATGCATCTGTGGACTTTTGCTTTGTCTTGAGTAGTTCAAGGTATTCACGCGCTTGATTATATTGAATCTTATAAATAAAGTTGTTGTCATCCAACATTTTAATAAAATCTCTATAATCCTCGGAATTTTCTAGCACATGGGAAAGATCGGCTTCAAAATGACGACCGGCAATTTCTGGTTCACCGTGAGCTTCTATATATTCACTGGGAATCCTACTTTCGGGAACGATATCCATCTCATCCTCGTCACCACCTACTGGCATCCAGAAAAATTTGGTTTCTATAAACTCATCATATTCTGGAAGATCCTTCAATTCATAATATGAGCCCCGTGGCGGCCGTTTAATTAAGGAAAGCAAAAAGGTAAACAAAAATGAATTCGGTGGTTGATAAAAACCTGGTGCTTCGCCTGTATCATATGCTATGATCGGATGCATTTCAGCAAGGAAAGTCCAATAACCCTCTGCCTTATCACACCTATCAAACAATTCTTCTAAATAAGGTATAAAAATAAATTCGTCTACTTTGTTCGGTATCAAGTCATTCAGCATGGAGAATGTCTGGTCACCGCGCATTCTTCTTTCTCGTTTTTCAAAAAAGTCGCCGAGTTTACTAATCACTGAGTCTTTTTGTTTTGATAAGAAGACCGCGCTGAGGTACTCCTGGAACGAGCGATGCGTAAAATAGTATCTACCGCCTTCTTGGTACATCAAGCATAGGCTATAACACAGGTCGTACATAAAATCGTCGGGAGAAACAGATCCGGCGTACGGATTGGTCAGCTTTTTGAAATAAACCTCAAATTCAGCCATACTGAATTCAAACCTCTCGTTCCAGTACGTGCGGAAGCAAATCTCCGCAAACACTTCCGCAAAGGCATCAACCGAGAGTTTTGTTTTTAGTTCACGCTTGTAAGCACCCTTACTTGCGTCATGTGTTCTCGATAATGCATTAAAGGCTTCTCGGTAAAAGATATGCATTTGCGATGGGACTTCAGCAAACATCTCAAATGTCATCAGCATGATTGTCAGTAACAAAGGATTTTCTGTGAAAGCCCTATGTGTACGATAGAGCCTTGCTGCTAACTCATCTCTGAATTTTACTTTTATCGTAGGATCGTCGGGACGGAAGTCCAAATTGTCAATCAGGCGCAATGCTTGCTCTAAATTAAATGGCAACAAGCGTAAAATGCTAAACCGATCAAACGATACAAATGATTGGTAAGGGCGCGATGAAATCACATAGTCATTATTTGGATATTTGTCAGTAAATGAAGCCAATTCACGTTCAAAATAACCAATGTTATCCATTCCTATTTCATCAAGCCCATCCAAAAGCAAAAGGCAACATCCAGCGGTTAGAACGTTTTCGAGATCTGATTTTGTTATACCGCTATTAAAATCGTCAATTTTCGAAAATATATAATCACACAGTTTGCCAGAAGCGTCATCAAATTCTTTTAGCGGAATAAAGACTGGAACTAATTTGAAATCATTGTAGTTATCAATTGCATTTAGTAAAAGATGGCGCATCATCATAGATTTTCCAAGGCCACCCGCACCAGTTATAAAAATAAAATGAGAGATTTCGGTCAATTTTTTAATGTTGGCATCACTAACAAGCTCCCTTTTATATGGAATTATCTCTCCTTCAACACGTGTACGCCAAGTAATATTGTTACACACATAAAAATCGTAAAACGGCTTTGGCTGATCATTGTATAGAAGTGTTTTTATGGTGCTGTACTTATTTCTAACATTATTAAGATATGTTAAGAAATTTTCTTGCTCAAATACTGGTGTTGCATCCACAGTTCCACTTTGCACGATTTGCGCCAGTTGAGGGTAACAATTAATAACCGTTATACCCCTTGAGTCTTCGATTCCACTTATATACTCTGACGTAATAGTCTGAACACCCTCTCTGCCGACGGTGTTTACAACACCCGCAGCGACGGTATATAGGAAAATACCAGCCAACAAATCAGAAAGAACGTATTCGCTCTGCAAAAGCAAGGCGTTTTTTGTTGTCCCGACATATTTTTCAAAACTCCTTTTCTTGCCCTCTGCACTGTCGTCATCTAGGACGGTATCCTTTTGGATGATATCCAATATAGCAAGGACTGCTTGAAATTTCTTGTCTTCATTTAGCAGGCATACGACATCCTCACCGAATTTACGAATCAAATCATCTCTATTTGCTGTTGGTGCCATCAAAAGAATATTACTGATGCTCTTACCGGGTCTTCTGATGACTCCAATCCTGCCATCAATAATATTGCCAGTAGAAAGGTTCCCAGTGCAATTCAACAAGCGATGCACTGATGTAGCATTCTCACTCTTTATATATTGGCAGTTCGGATCAACCGTACGTGTCATTGTCCCGACGAGCCGGGGATCGGTTACAACGTCGAGCTTGCATAGCTGAAGCACCCGCGCAAATGTTCCAAAACATAATCTCATCACTGTTTATCTCCCTTGAAATATATTGTTGAACAGGTATGTAACTCGCAATCTATCAATTGTAAAGCGCTGTAAAAAAGAAGCAATATCCGCTCAAATGCGAAGCAAATCACTATATTGGTAAGATGATGTCAGAAGCTTGGACATCATCTTTTTGTTATAGACAAAACATTATAATTCCAAGTAAATCCTACTGGTTCATTTTATCACGAATTACTACAAAAAAACAATAAACATTAAGATGTCTGTTTCGACCGTTGCACAGTCTACGGTCAATTAATATCTCTCAAAAATACATTCATTGCCTGACTTGCAATAAGGGCAAAGGATACACAAATCGCCTCAATAGCACTAATAACAGTGTTATGCAAGCGAAGGAGTACCCTTACCCTTTTGCACTCATTTTTTAGGGTCTGTGTACTTCTTGGACACAGGCTTTTTGTGTTGTCCTTTGCACCCCGCAACAGGCGGAAAGGACAAACATGGACAAACATCAGTCAATCTCTCAACGCACCATCGAAATCGATGATCAGCAAATCCCAGTATCCGAAGAAGTCTACCTCGCCTACAAACGTCCGGCTTGGGCAGAGCGAAAGCGAAAGGAACGTGAAAATAAATGCCGTGATAAAAACGGCAACCGCTGCACCAAGAGCTGTCGTGTTTGCGATTTAGAGCGAGCGAAAAAAGGATTGCAGCCAATAGAGCGAACTAGCAGTGTCCTTTCGCTGGAAAAGTTCACCGAGGATGGTTTTGAAGCATCTGACCCTGTGGATGTTGCTGAAATTGTGGCAGACAAGCTGTTTCTCGAAGAACTATACGCCGCCCTAGAAGAACTTGACCCAGATAACCGCCGGATCATGCAACTTTTCAGCATCGGCAAATCCGAGAGGGAAATCGCCGCTGATATCGGCTTGTCTCAGAAAGCCATTAATAAGAGAAAAACAAAGTTGTTCGCCCAGTTACGCGAACGCCTGAAACATTTAACCTGACCTCGGTACTCAATCTGCCCTCTGGTGTCCTGTGGATATCAGAGGGCAGAACTTTTACGAAAATCTTTCAGCTATAGGTACTCAACCTTCCCTCTTCTGTCCTACGGAGGGTGAGGGGAAAAAACATCCCTCGGAACGGAGGTTCAAAAATGCAGACACAGGCAAAGCAATCTGATGCCGAATGCCGCACCCGTGAAATGGACGAGGAATTGGCGGATGTCCTCACGGCAATCAGCGTGGTGTCAAAACGCCTTGCCCGGAAGCTGACCACGCTTTCACAGCAAGAGAAAGTAAACACGGAAGGAGGGAAAACGGATGAGCAAGATGAGTGAACTGGCCCTTGCAGTCACGGAACTAAAACGTTGCGGCGAAGCGCTAATCGGCATATCGGAATCGCTGGCCGAGTTGTTCAGCGGTAATGAAAAAGCCAAGGTTGTTGACCAACCGAAAGCCAAAACACCTTCGCTGGATGAAAAGCCCATTGCCCTTGAAACGGTCAGAGCCGTTCTTGCGGAGAAATCCCGCAGCGGGCATACCGCCGAGGTTCGGGCTTTGCTCGAAAAGCACGGCGCTACGAAGCTGTCGGAAATCAACCCGGCGGAATACCCGGCGCTGCTTGCGGAAGCCGAGGTGCTGGGAAATGGGTAGACACGCGCTACTTTCGGCTTCCTCTTCCCACAGGTGGCTGAACTGCCCGCCCTCCGCAAGGCTCTGCGAGAGTTATGAGGAAAAGGGCAGCGATTATGCCGCCGAAGGTACGGACGCCCATACGCTCTGCGAATACAAGCTGAAGGCTGCGCTCGGCATCCGTGCCAAAGACCCCGCCTCCGACCTCACCTACTACAACGCGGAGATGGAGGACTGCGCCAACGGTTATGCCGCCTATATCCTCGAACTTGTGGAAACGGCAAGGCAGGCCTGTGCTGACCCGGTTGTCCTTATTGAGCAGCGACTCGACTTCTCCAAGTATGTTAAAGGCGGCTTCGGCACCGGCGACTGCTTGGTTATCGCTGACGGAACGCTTCACATCGTGGATTACAAGCATGGCCAGGGCGTTCTGGTGGAAGCCGAAGACAACCCGCAGATGAGGCTCTATGCGTTGGGAGCCTTAGAAATCTTCGACGGCATCTATGACATTGATACGGTTTCCATGACCATTTACCAACCTCGGCGCGACAATGTATCGACCTACACGGTGTTCAAGGAATCGCTGCACCAATGGGCTGAGGAAGTCCTGAAGCCAGCAGCCGAACTCGCTTATGCAGGTGAAGGTAAATTCAGTTGCGGCGAATGGTGTCAATTCTGCAAAGCAAAGCATGACTGCCGCGCCAGAGCCGAACGCAACCTGGAACTTGCCCGATATGACTTCAAGCTGCCGCCCCTGCTGGAGGATGATGAGGTCGGGGATATCCTCGGAAAATTAGATGGCCTTATCTCGTGGGCCAACGACATCAAGGAATACGCCCTGCAGGCCGCCCTCGGCGGTAAGCAGTGGGATGGGTGGAAACTGGTCGAAGGCCGGGCCAATCGAAGGTATACGGATGAAGCAGCCGTAGCCGCCGTGGTCAGCGCCTCCGGTTATGACCCTTATGAGCGTAAGGTACTAGGTATCACCGCCATGACCTCTCTGCTTGGCAAAAAACGTTTCGAAGAAGTTCTCGGCGGCCTCGTTGAGAAGCCGCCAGGCAAACCAACGCTCGTGCCGGAAAGCGATAAGCGCCCGGCAATCCATACCGCAGAACAAGACTTTAGTAAATTTTAAGGAGGAAAATCTCATGTCAAACAACACAACCAAAGTAAGCAGCAACCCTATGAAAGTTATCACTGGTCCCGACACCCGCTGGTCTTATGCCAACGTCTGGGAGGCTAAGTCAATTAACGGCGGCACCCCTAAGTTCTCGGTATCACTCATCATCCCCAAGTCTGATACCCGCACCATAGCAAAACTGAAGGCCGCAATTGAAGCGGCCTACCGCGAGGGCGAAGCGAAACTGAAAGGTAACGGCAAAACTATACCGCCCCTTTCCGCTATCAAGACACCATTGCGTGACGGCGATACCGAACGCCCCGATGATCCCGCTTATGCTAACGCCTACTTCATTAACGCCAACTCCGCAACCGCGCCAGGCATCGTTGATGCCGGCTGCCAGCCCATCCTTGACCGTTCCGAAGTTTACAGCGGAGTTTACGGACGTGCCAGTATCAACTTCTACGCCTTTAACAGCAACGGAAATAAAGGTATAGCCTGCGGACTGAACAACCTGCAGAAAATCCGTGACGGTGAGCCTCTTGGCGGCAAGTCAAAAGCTGAGGATGATTTCGCCACCGAAATCGACGAGGACTTCCTTTCCTAAACAAACTGACGGATCACGGTGGTGGAGTTTTTCTCCGCCACCGTGTACTTGTATACGGAAAGGAGCGTTCTATGAAAACACTCGAAATCGATATTGAAACCTTCAGCAGTATAAACCTCGCCAAGTCTGGCACTTACCGCTATGTTGAAGCCGAGGATTTTGAAGTTTTGATTTTTGGCTATTCCGTCGATGGCGGCGAAGTTCAAATAGTCGACCTTGCCTGTGGCGAAACGCTGCCGGACAACGATATCCGCTTGGCCTTAATTGACCCTACCGTTACGAAGTGGGCCTTCAACGCCCAGTTTGAGCGCATCTGCCTGTCAAAGTGGTTAGGTTTACCCGAAGGACAGTATCTCAACTCCCGCTCATGGCGCTGCTCCATGGTCTGGGCCGCTTACATGGGTCTTCCCCTCTCTCTTGAGGGAACCGGCGCTGTCCTCGGCCTGGAAAAGCGAAAGTTGGTTGAGGGAAAAGACCTTATCCGATACTTCAGCAAACCATGCAACCCTACGGCTGCCAATGGCGGCCGAACGCGCAACCTGCCGCACCATGCCCCGGAGAAATGGCTCGCATTCAAGGAATACAACCGCCGGGACGTGGAGGCTGAGATGGCGATACAGCAAAAACTGATAAATTTCCCCGTGCCAGAAAGCATGTGGACCGAATACCGCCTTGACCAGGAAATCAACGACCGGGGCGTAGCTCTGGACCTGGAACTTGTCCGCCATGCCATCGAAACGGATAAGCGCTCCCGCATAGAGCTGACCCGTATGATGCGCGAACTTACGGAACTGAAGAATCCCAACTCGGTGGCACAGATGAAACAATGGCTTTCCGATAACGGGCTTGAAACCGACACGCTCGGCAAAAAGGCGGTTGCAGAGATGCTAAAAACGGCGCCTAAACAACTTGGCGTGGTGTTGTCACTCCGTCAGCAGCTGGCAAAATCTTCAGTAAAAAAGTATCAGGCGATGGAAAACGCGGTATGCGCCGATGGCCGTGCCCGCGGGATGTTCCAGTTCTATGGCGCAAACAGGACGGGCCGGTTTTCAGGCAGGCTGATCCAATTACAGAATCTCCCTCAGAACCATATGGAGGATTTGCGTCAGGCGCGAAGCCTTTTGGAAAGCGGCAATTTCGAAGCGCTGTCAATGCTGTACGATTCAGTCCCTGAGGTACTATCCGAACTGATCCGTACGGCTTTTGTGCCAAAGCCCGGAAGCAGGTTCATTGTGGCGGACTTCGCGGCAATCGAAGCGCGGGTAATCGCCTGGCTCTCGGAAGAAAAGTGGCGTCAGGAAGTATTTGCTTCCGGCGGCGATATCTACTGTGCGTCGGCTTCACGGATGTTCCGTATGCCGGTTGAAAAAAACGGTATCAACGGACATCTGCGGCAAAAGGGAAAAATCGCAGAACTGGCCCTCGGTTACGGCGGGTCGGTCGGGGCGCTCAAAGCTATGGGCGCACTGGAGATGGGACTGACGGAGGACGAGCTTCAGCCGCTTGTTTCCACTTGGAGGTCGTCAAACTCCAATATCGTCAGGTTCTGGTGGGATGTTGACCGCGCGGCTATGAAGGCTGTCAAGGATTGCACCACCACGGAAACACACGGCATCCGTTTTTCATATCAGAGCGGGATGCTTTTTATCACGCTTCCGTCCGGCAGGCGTCTTGCCTATGTGAAACCGCGTATTGGTGAGAACCGGTTCGGCTCGGAGTGCGTGACTTACGAGGGCATAGGCGGGACTAAAAAATGGGAGCGGCTGCACAGCTATGGCCCAAAGTTCGTCGAGAACATCGTCCAGGCGACAAGCCGGGACATCCTCTGCTATGCCATGCAGAACCTACGGCACTGCCCCATCGTGATGCACGTCCACGATGAGATTGTTATTGAAGCCGACAAACAAACGTCCGTTGACGCTGTATGCAGGCAGATGAGCCAAACCCCTCCCTGGGCAAAAGGGCTTTTGCTTCGGGCAGATGGTTTCGAATGCGATTTTTATCAAAAGGACTGAAGCTTGGTACTCACATCGGCAGTTTCTGTCCTGTGAAGCTTAAAGGGCAATGCTGCCCTCAAGAGAGGAGGTCAAAAAAATGTTCTATGTAAGAGAAAGAATCAGCAAAACGGCTGAGCTCAGCGTTGAGCTGCACGACGACAATGTGTTCTGCGCCTGTCCCGGCTGCGGGCGTGAGGTTTGCGTTAACCTTGCGGAACTGTTCTGCGACGGCGAAGGCGATCTGTATGGCACGTCGGTTTACTGCGCCAAGTGCAGCAGAGCAAGACTGGAGGGAATCAGATGAAGGAACTCATACCCAAGGACAATTACAAATTCAACTCGGAAGGCTACTACGACCCGACGGCTTTCGCCGCTTTGACCGCCATCGAAAAAGAGGAAAAAGCAACAAGGGCCTTCCGCCCTCTCGCATACATCTGCTCCCCCTATTCCGGGGACATAGAACGGAATACCGAATCTGCCAGGCGGTACAGCAGGTTTGCGATTGTGATGGGGTACATCCCCATCGCTCCGCACCTGCTTTTCCCGCAGTTTTTGGATGATAATGACCCCGCAGAGCGCGAACTGGGCCTGTTTTTCGGAAATGTGCTGATGTCAAAATGTGCGGAGGTTTGGGTGTTCGGCAGCCGTATCTCAGCCGGCATGAAAGCAGAAATAGACCGGGCAAAACGCAAGAGTATGCTCATCCGACACTTCAGCTCGACATGCCAGGAGGTGCAGCCGCGATGAAAATAGCAGTTGGCAACAGCCGTCTGGACAAGAAATGGAAAAACAATGAAATCTCCTGGCAGGACTTCTGTTCCCGCGTCAGCACGACTATCCGCACAACTGAAACCGTCGAGGAGTACCGCAAACTAAAGAAAGGCCAGCAAGACGCCATTAAGGATGTTGGCGGTTATGTGGCCGGGCATCTGCGGGAAGGCAGGCGCAAAAAAGGCTTTGTCCTCTGCCGCTCCATGGCCGTGCTGGACATGGACTACGCGACACCCGGTATCTGGGAAGAACTCATCATGCTCCACGACTTCAGATGCTGCGCCTACTCCACGCACAAACACACGCCGGAACATCCCCGCATCCGGCTTGCCATCCCTCTAACGCGCGATGTCAGCGAAGCGGAGTATCCGGCGCTAGCAAGAATGGTCGCAAAGGATATTGGCATTGACCTCTTTGATGATACGACTTATGAGCCGCACCGCCTGATGTACTGGCCTTCCACCTCCCGCAACGGGGAGTTTTTCTTCAAGCAGCATGACGGTGACCCGCTTGACCCGGATGCGTATCTTTCCCGCTATGACGACTGGCGCGACGAGTCCACCTGGCCGCGCTCCAGCCGCCAGTCGGAAATCGTCCGCAGCGTTACGGCCAAAGCCGCCGACCCTCTTTCCAAACCAGGGATCATCGGCGCTTTTAACCGCGCTTATTCCGTCGAGGAAGCAATCGGCGCCTTTTTGTCTGACATTTACGAGCCTTCCGCCATGAACGGAAGATACGATTATATCCCCGCCGACAGCAGTGCGGGCTTGGTAATCTATGACGGCAAGTTCGCATACAGCCACCATGCCACAGACCCCGTCTGCGGAAGGCTTCTCAATGCCTTTGACCTTGTCAGACTCCATAAATTCCAAAGCCTTGACGCTAAGTTTCCGGATGATACGCCAGTCAACAAGCTGCCCTCGTACAAGGCTATGACGGAACTGTCCATAAACGACGAACATGTGAAACTCCTTCTTGCGGAGGAGCGGCGGGCGCAGGCTACCACAGAATTTGCCGGCGCGGATGCGGGCTGGGAGAAAAAGCTGGAGTACGAGCCGCGTTCCACAGTTCTGAAGAACACGCTCGGCAACCTGCTGCTCATCATGAAGAACGACCCGAAGCTGCAAGGCATTCGGTACAACCGGCTCGCAAACCAGATATACGGGGACGTAACTTTGCCCTGGCAGCGTCCGCACCAATCTTGGCGCGACGCCGACACGGCGCAGCTCGTGGCGTATGTTGACAAGACTTACGGAGCCTTCTCTTCTCGCAACTTTGAGCTGGCGCTGACAAAAACTGCGGACGACCGCGCCTATCATCCAATCAGGGATTACCTTGACAGCCTGCCGGAATGGGACGGAATACTGCGTGCTGAGCTGCTGCTCATCCGGTATTTCGGCGCCGAGGATACAGAATACACCCGAAAGGTGACCCGCAAGACTCTCGCGGCGGCCGTGGCCCGCATTTACCGTCCCGGTATTAAGTTCGACTCCATGCTGGTGCTAAACGGCCGGACGGATTTAGGAAAGTCCACTTTTTTCGCAAGGCTTGCGGGCGAATGGTTCTCCGACAGCCTGACCTTTGCGGATATGGGCAAAGGCAAGGATGCGGCTGAAAAGATACAGGGAGTGTGGATCGTAGAGATACCGGAACTGGCTGGGCTTTCCAAGATGGATGTAAACAACATCAAAGGTTTCCTCTCCCGGCAAGATGACCAGTACCGCCCCTCTTACGGACGTACGGTCGAAAGCCACCCCCGCCAATGCATTATTGTCGGCTCCACCAATGCGGAGAATACGGGCTTTCTACGGGACGCCACAGGAAACCGGCGTTTCTGGGTGGTGCGCGTGCCCGGCGGCCGCAGGAAAGGCTGGGACTTGCCGGAGAGTGAGGTGCCTCAGATATGGGCGGAGGTAAGGCACTACTGGATACAAGGCGAGAAACTCTACCTCGAAGGCGAGCTCGCAAAGCAGGCCAAAGCGGAGCAGACCGCCGCTCTTGAAACCGATGAGCGTGAAGGCGTGGTGCGCGAATATCTGGATATGCTCCTGCCGGAGAACTGGTATGACATGGATATATTCAGTCGAAGAAGCTATTTCCTGCAGGGTGATCCCCTCCAGCCTGCAGGCACAAAACGCCGCGAGTATGTCAGCAACATGGAAATCTGGTGTGAGTGCTTCGGCCATGACCGGGGAAGATTCGAGCGGCAGTCCGACAGCTACAAAATCAGGCTCATCATGCAGAAGATCGGCGGCTGGGCGCTGACTGTTAGAAAGCAAAGGGTAAAAGGTTATGGCGTCATTGCGGTGTGGGAGCGGTTGCCAAGCCCTGAACCCTTGGCAACAAAAAAATCTTGATAATATATGGGTTTTGCCGATGTTGCCATGTTGCTAACATAAATAAGTATTTTGATATATAGGAAGAGCATCGCCTGTGCCCGCGTAAATGCGCGCGTATAGCTTATATGGCAATCTTGGCAACGTTGGCAACATGGCAACAAAATCGGAGGAGCTTATGGAGAAACAAATAGAGCAAAAACTGGTCCGGGCGGTCAAAAACACAGGCGGGATCGCGATCAAGCTCATATCGCCCAGTTATGATGGAATGCCGGACCGCCTTGTGCTTCTCCCCGGTGGCAGGATGGCTTTCGTTGAGGTCAAAGCGCATGGAATGAAACCCCGGCCTTTGCAGATACGAAGGCATGAGATGCTCAGGCGACAAGGATTCAAGGTGTATGTCATTGACGATGAGGGGCAGATCGGAGAGATGCTGGATGAAATACGAACCACATGAGTATCAGGAATACGCCACGAACTTTATCCTCAGCCGCCCGATAGCGGCCGTACTGCTGGAAATGGGACTCGGGAAAAGTGTCATCACGCTGACATCCATCTTCGACCTGACACTGGACAGCTTCCTAATCCGTAAAGTACTGGTGATCGCCCCGCTGCGAGTGGCAAGAGATACATGGCCTGCCGAGATCGACAAGTGGGATCACCTGCGGGGGCTGACGTACGCGGTTGCAGTCGGTACGGAAGCCGAGCGCAAAGCTGCCCTGCGGAAGAAAGCTGACATCTACCTCATCAACCGGGAGAACGTGGACTGGCTGGTCAACAAGAGCGGCCTACCCTTCGACTATGACATGCTGGTCATCGATGAGCTGTCATCTTTCAAGGCGTACAGCTCCAAGCGGTTCAGGGCGCTGCGGAAAGTCCGGCCCCGCGTGAAAAGGGTGGTAGGCTTAACGGGAACACCATCCAGTAACGGCCTGATGGATTTATGGGCGGAGATCGGTATCCTTGACATGGGTCAGCGGTTGGGGCGCTTTATCGGCAACTACCGTAGTGCCTTCTTCGTTCCAGACAAGCGAAACGCCCAGGTGGTATTTTCCTACAAGCCAAAGCCCGGTGCCGAGGAGGCCATCTACCGCCTTATTTCCGATATCACTATCAGTATGAAGAACACCGACTACTTGAAACTGCCGGAACTGGTGATAAACGAGGTCCCCGTGAAGATGTCAGCCCTTGAGGAGAAATGCTACCAGACCATGAAAGAAGAAATGGTACTGTCCCTTAAGGATAAAGAGATTGACGCCGTCAACGCCGCTGCTTTGAGCGGCAAGCTGCTGCAGATGGCAAATGGTGCCGTCTATGATGGTAATGGCGGAGTTGCCCGCCTTCACGACCGCAAGCTGGACGCGCTGGAGGATCTGATTGAGGCGGCGAACGGCAAGCCAGTATTGATTGCCTATTGGTTCAAGCACGACCTGCAGCGGATACTGGAGCGGTTTCCCGCAGAAAAGCTGGACAGCGCCGACTCCATCAAGCGATGGAATAACGGTGAAATCCCTATCGCCGTCATCCATCCTGCTTCTGCCGGGCATGGGCTGAATCTGCAGGCCGGCGGCTCTACCCTCGTGTGGTTCGGGCTTACCTGGAGCCTGGAGCTCTACCAGCAGACAGGCGCCCGACTCTGGCGGCAGGGGCAGAAAGACACGGTGGTCATCCACCACATCATCGCCAAGGGTACGATTGACGAACAGGTTATGGCCGCCCTCAAGCGTAAGGACAAAACACAGACCGCCCTGATCGAGGCGGTTAAGGTGAATCTGCAGGGAGGTGCGATATGAACGCGATAGGCGTGGAAATTCGTGCTGATAACAAGAGGGTAGCGGCCTGGCTACTGGAGAAAAGCGAGCGTAAGGCGGGCATTGAGGTTAGGCGGGAAGAAATATTGAAGTCACCAAGCCTTGGGATACCGAAGATTCCTTCGCGCGGCGTCAAAGTATCGGATCCTACCGGGTTTGCGGCATTGAAGCTGACCGAGCTTATGGAGGCGGAACGCTGGATAGCTGTCATCGAAGAAGTAGAAAGGCGCCTGCCGGATAAACAACGCATATTCCTGGAACTGCGGCGTGAAGCCGGACATTTGCGCGGTGATATCCGGGGCAGGCCGGCTTGGGTGCCTTATGTCCAATGCAAATACCCTTTGGTTATGGCCGAGCGAACGGGAAAAAAGGTAGCGGAGTTTTATATCTCTCACCCGAATACCTATACGACTTGGTGGAATCGGATTATTGAATACACGGCGCGGATTGCCGCAAAGAGGGGGCTGTTGGGTTGAATATGACGGAAAAGCCATATAAAGGACTGGCTGCCGCAGTGTTGCAGCTTGCCGTGCTGGACATGCGAAGCATGTTTAAAAAGACAATGCGGTTGTCGGCACTCTCTGCCAGTGGCAAACTCAGGGCGTATGTTTACCGTGCCTTAGACGGCGGAAGAGAACAGGATATAACCTTCACGCCGGATGAAGTGAGCGCCATGCGTTTTTGGGAAAATGAGAGCGGGTACAGGGAACTATATTTCGACCTGCTTGATATCCCTGAAATCCCAAAAGAGATAAAGCAGCAACGCGATTACTGCCTGGAAAACTACGGCATGATTCAGGCAAAGCTCGTGGGATTGCGGGGGAGTTGGAAACGGAAAACAATGCGATTAAATCACTGTGATTAAATGCGGTTTTGATAGTGTATTATGATAGGCAGAGAAGTATCGAGGCTACAGGAGAATATAACGAGAACCTTCATGGGAGTTTCCCGTGAGGGTTTTTTGTTTGCCGGGAGGTCAACCCCGATGCCCTACAGACCCAAACATCCGTGTTCCCACCCCGGCTGTCCCAAACTGACGGACGGACGGTTCTGCGAAGAACACGCCAAGCAGGAAGCAAAACGATACGAACGCTACCAGCGCGACCCGGCGACGCGCAAACTCTACGGCCGGACGTGGCGGAAGGTACGCGACCGTTACCGCGCAGCGCATCCGCTTTGCGAACGCTGCTTAGAGCGGGGAAGGATTACGCCGACGCAGGAAGTCCACCACATCAAGCCGTTGGCTCAAGGCGGCACCAACGACGACAACAACCTCAGTGCTTTGTGTACTTCCTGCCACTCGGAGATCACCGCCAGGGAAGGCGGACGCTGGCAGAGACGCTTAGAATAAATCGCTGTGGGTACCCGTGCGGGTCAGCGTAAGGACAAGAACATCTTTCTCAATGCGATAGATAAGCAACCAATCGGGCTGGACATGACATTCCCGATGCCCGGCATAGTTACCAGTCAGTTCATGGTCGCGGTTGCTCGAAGGAAGCGCGATGCCCTGTGCCAACTTCGCGATGATTTCATCAAGCAAGGACATATCCAAGTTACGTTTTTCCATCAGCTTGTAGTCCTTGCGGAATCTGCTTGTGGGTTTGACAGTATATTTCATGCTTTCAAATCTTTAAACAGCGCGTCAAGATCGGTGTAACCCCTTACGTTTGGGTCGCGAGCAATGGCTTCCGCTTCCCTCATTGCCGCGATTGTTTCCGCGTTCGGAACACGGGAAATCTCAAACGGGATTCCTTGGCTGCGTACAGCCTGACGAAGGAACATGGTCATAGCTGTGGTCATATTGAGGCCCAAGTCCGAGAAAAGTTCTTCGGCCTGCCTCTTAAGTTGAACATCTATCCGGATGCTGATATTTGTAGTTTCACTCATGGCGTTGCACTCCTTTCGCTGCTTAGTATATTCAGCATACTGCATGATATGCACGTTGTCAATACAAGCCAAAAAGTGTGCGTCCGGTAGGGGCGGTCAAAATCTCTACAATCTTCGCCCCGGGCAACGGGCGCGGGGCATCGCGTGAATAATTATCGGTTCAAACAGGGGATTAAGCCCCGCCGCGGCAAGGAGGTGTAGATGTGTGGCTAAAGACGGGACAAACAGGGGCGGCCGCCGTGTGCGCGCCGGCGACAAGCCGCAGCCCCTCGCGGAAAAAATCACGGCGGGCAAGGCCGCACGCGTTTTGGAAACCCCTAAACTGCCTCCTGAGTCGCTGCTTGAAGCGGGCGAACTGGGCGGCGCGGTGGATTTATTCGGCGAAGATATCCCTTCCCCAAGCGACTACTTAAGCGCGCGGCAAAGAGATGGGAAACCGCTCGGCGCGGACGCGCTGTTCATTGAGACCTGGAAATGGCTTAAAGAACGCGGCTGCGAGAAATTCGTCAACCCGCGGCTGATTGAAGCCTACGCGCAGGCGTTCACGCGCTACATCCAGTGCGAGGAAGCCATCAGCACCTACGGGCTTTTGGGCAAGCACCCAACCACGGGCGGCGCCATAGCCAGTCCGTTTGTGCAGATGAGCCAGTCGTTCCAGAAACAAGCGAACCTTCTCTGGTACGAGATTTTCGACATCGTCAAGCAAAACTGCACCACCGCTTTTGTCGGCAATCCGCAGGACGACGTGATGGAGAGGCTGCTCTCCGCCAGGAGGGGCGACAGATGAAGATAGAAAAAATCAAAGCGGAGCTTCTAAGGCCCGCCCGATACAACCCACGCAAGGATTTAAAGCCCGGCGATAAGGAATATCAAAAGCTCCGCCGCTCCATCGAGGAATTCGGCTATGTGGAGCCGGTAATCTTTAATCGCCGCACAGGCAATGTGGTGGGCGGCCACCAGCGCCTGAAGGTGCTGCTTGATTTAGGCCACAGCGAGATCGACTGCGTGGTGGTGGAGCTTGACCCGCAGAAAGAAAAGGCGCTCAACCTCGCCCTCAACAAGATTCAGGGCGAATGGGATGAAACCAAGCTGGCGGAGTTGATGGCGGAGCTTGACGCGGGCGCCTTCGACGTCTCCCTCACCGGCTTTGACGCAGCGGAGATCGACGAGCTGCTCAATCGCTGGCACGCCAAGGAAGCGGTGCAGGACGACTTCGATGTGGATAAGGAAAAGGAACGCATCGAAGTCGAAGGCGCGCAAACATTGCCGGGGGATATCTGGCTTTTGGGCAGACACCGCCTGATGTGCGGAGACTCCACCAGCGCAGCTGATTTCGCCAAGCTCATGGACGGCGGCCGCGCCCAAGCAGCGGTCACCTCGCCACCCTACGGCGTGGGCAAAGAGTACGAAAAGGCGGGCATCGAGCCGTGGTTTCAGACTATCCGGCCGGTGATTAAAAACCTGTGCAGATACGCGGAGATCGTCTGCTGGAACTTAGGCGACCTATACGCTACCGGCTCCCAGTTCATCGAGCCGACCAGCGTGTACTCGGTCAATATGTTTGCCGAAAACGGCTACCGCCCGATCTGGATCCGCGTCTGGAAAAAGCAAGGGATGAATTTCGGCGTCGGCCCCTATCACCTGGTATCCAACAAGCCGGTACAGCAGTACGAGTACATTTCAACCTTCAGCAAAAACGGCGAGGCCGAGGAGTACAACGACCAGGAATATCTGTGGCTCTCGGCCTTCGCCGGGCACAGCTACAGATTTGTAAAAAGGCTGACTAAAGACGAGCGCAAAAAATGGGGCTACGCGGGTATCTGGGAGATGACCACGGTGCGCGCCAACAAGGAGCATCCGGCCATGTTCCCGGTAGAGCTGCCCTGGCGCTGCATCAAGATGCACTCAGACCGGGGCGGCATTGTTTTGGAGCCCTTTTCCGGCAGCGGCACCACCATCATCGCGGCGGAGCAGACCGAGCGCCGCTGCTACGCTATGGAGCTATCGCCCGTTTACTGCGACTTGGCGGTCAAACGCTGGGAAACTTTCACCGGCGCAAAAGCGGCTAGACTGGAGGGATAAGGCTTGGAGATACAAAAAATCCCCGTCACAAAAATTAAGGCGGCGAAATACAACCCCCGCAAAGACTTAAAGCCAGGCGACGCGGAATACGAGAAGCTGCGCCGCTCCATGGCGGAGTTTGGCTATGTGGAACCTGTCGTCTGGAACAAGACCACGGGCAACGTGGTGGGCGGCCACCAGCGGCTGAAAATACTGCTGGCGGACGGCGCTGCCGCCATCGACTGCGTGGTAGTGGAACTGGACGCCGCAAAGGAAAAGGCGCTCAACCTCGCCCTCAATAAGATTCAGGGCGACTGGGATCAGGAGAAGCTGGCCCTGGTCATCGCCGACCTGCAGGGGGCGGACGTTGATCTTTCTCTTACCGGTTTTGACCCTGCCGAAATCGACGCGCTGTTTAAGGACGCTTTTGCGGACGGCGTAAAAGACGACGATTTCGACGTGGAGAGCGAGCTGCGGAAACCCGCGGTCACCAAACCGGGCGACCTGTGGCTTTTAGGCAGGCACCGCCTTGTCTGCGGCGATTCCACCCGCGCCGAAACCTTCGCCCTGCTCATGGACGGCAAGGCGGCAAATCTGGTGGTCACCGACCCTCCATATAATGTGAATTATGAAGGCGCGGCGGGCAAGATCAAAAACGACCACATGGCGGATGAAGCCTTCTATCGTTTTCTGCTGTATGCTTTTACGCTGACTGAAAAGGCGATGGCCAGAGACGCGAGCATCTATGTCTTCCACGCCGACACCGAGGGGCTAAACTTCCGTAAGGCCTTTGCCGACGCCGGTTTCTACCTCTCCGGCGCATGCATCTGGAAGAAGCAGTCGCTGGTGCTGGGGCGCTCGCCATACCACTGGCAGCACGAACCGATCCTTTTTGGCTGGAAGAAATCCGGCAAACACGCCTGGTACTCCGACCGCAAGCAGTCCACCATCTGGGAGTTTGATAAGCCGAGGAAGAACGCCGACCACCCCACAATGAAGCCGGTGCCGCTTTTGGCCTACCCCATACTCAACTCCAGCCTGACGGGCTGTATCGTGCTCGACCCCTTCGGCGGGAGCGGCTCCACCCTCATCGCCTGCGAGCAGACGGATAGGGTTTGTTACACGGTGGAGCTGGACGAAAAGTTCTGCGACGTGATCGTCAAAAGGTATATCGAGCAGGTGGGCGGCGCGGAGAATGTATTTCTCCTCCGGGACGGCGTGAAGGCAGCGTTCGGCGATGTGGAGCAGTTGCGATCCGCTGCACAATAATTCCCTCATATTTCGCATAAATCACTTGCTATTCCACAGCTTCAGAGTGATATATGTAGTCACCAAGAAGCTAAGGAGGCTTATGAAAATGGAAGTAAAATTCAATGTAAGCGGCGAGGCCCGCAAAGCGCTCGTCAAGGCGGCAGGAGAAGCCCTCGGCTGGGAGCCGGTCTATAAAGGAGCGCCGAGCTTCGCCTATGTGGTGAGCAATATCACCATCAGCCGGGACGGCACCCTTTCCTGGGATGAGCGCACGGACGAGGCGGCCATGCGCAATCTGCTCGGCAGATTGCGGGAGATGGGCTTTGTCCCGGCAGAAGAGGAAATCGACACCGACACGCTGACCATCGAGATGCCGCTGGCGGGCTTTACCGAGGCGGCGCTGGAGAACCTCGACCGGCTCATCGCCGGCAAAGCGGCGCTCATTAAGAAAGCAATCGGCGCGGACTCCCTCCCCGTCGAGCGGTCGGAAACGACGCTGAAGTTCCCCTGGTTTAAGTTCGGCATAGACGGCGCAACAGTCGCCGCCTACTCCCGCTTCATCGGCGCCCTGTGCGCGGCGGCTAAAGGCCAGAAACGGGTCACAGGCAGGGGAAAAGCGGTGGAGAACGAGAAGTACGCCTTCCGGGTGTTCCTCCTTCGCCTCGGCTTTGTGGGCGACGATTACAAGGAAGCGCGGAGAATCCTGCTGAAAAACCTCTCTGGCAACAGCGCGTTTAAGGGCGGCGCCCCTGCCAAAACGGAGGTGGACGCCGATGCCTAAGTTCCCATCCAAGGAAACGGTGGAGCGGCTGCGTAAAGAGTATCCCCACGGCGCCCGCGTGGAGCTGGTGCGCATGGACGACCCTTACTCCAGGCTACAGCCCGGCGATAAGGGAACCGTGGACTTCGTCGACGACAGCGGCACCCTGTTTTGTATCTGGGACAACGGCTCTCGCCTCGGCGTGGTCTACGGCGAGGACGCGGTAAAAAAGCTGTAAAATCCCTGATATTTCTGTGCTTTTTCCACAGAAATAGCTTGCTATTATCCCCTTTTAGAGTGATATATGTGTATGCCGAAAGGCACACAACAAACGCCCTAAAGGAGGATAAACAGCATGCTAACGGGAAGATTCGGGATTGAGATCGAGTTCACGGGCATCACCAGAAGCGAGGCGGCGCGTATCGCGGCGGAACACCTCGGCGGCACGGTGACAAGCGCAGGCGACTCCTACGACACCAAGAAGGTCACGGCGCCGGACGGCAGGGTTTGGAAGTTTATGAGCGACGGCAGCATCACCTGCCAAATGAGGCAAGGGCGGCAACGGGTTCCGGCCGGACGCGAATACAGCGTGGAACTGGTCAGCCCCATCCTCACCTACCGCGAGGATATCGCCACCCTGCAGGAACTGGTGCGCAAACTGCGCAAGGCAGGAGCCTTCGCGAGCGCCACCTGCGGCATTCACCTCCACCTTGACGGAGCCAGCCACACGCCGCGCAGCCTCCGCAACTTCGTGAACATCATCGCCAGCAAGAACGACCTTTTCTACAAAGCGCTGCAGATTGCGCCGGAGCGGATGAGCTACTGCAAAAAGATGGACAGCCTGCTGGTGGAGAAGATGAATCGCGGAAAGCCCAAAACCCTGCGGGCGATTGAGGAAATCTGGTACGGGGGCTACAGCGAGAGCCAAGACCGCCACTACCATTCCAGCCGCTACCACTTCCTCAACCTGCACAGCTTTTTCACCGGCAACCGCACAGTAGAGCTAAGAGGCTTCAACAGCGAGCTTCACGCAGGAAAGATACGCAGCTACATAGTCCTCGCCCTGGCCTTGAACCACCAGGCGCTGACGCAAAAATGCGCCTCAGCGAAAAAGCCCCAGGCCGAGAACGAAAAATTCGCCATGCGGACCTACCTAAACCGCATCGGTTTCATCGGCGAAGAGTTCGCCAACTGCCGGGAGCACTTGACCGCACACTTAAACGGCTCGGCGGCCTGGCGGTTTCGGGCGGCTTGAGCCGCCCCCGCAGCCAAAGAGCAAGGAGGGCATGGACAATGGATAAGCGCAACAAGCTGTACATCGCCTACGGTTCCAACTTAAACCAGGAGCAGATGGCGGACAGATGCCCCATGGCGAGGGTGCTGGGGGCGAGCATGATGGATGGCTGGCGGCTCCTGTTCCGGGGAGCGCGCGAGAACGCAGTGGCGACGCTGGAGCCTTGCCCAAGCGGCAGCGTCCCCGTGCTGGTCTGGGAGATCACCCCGGCTGACGAGGCGGCGCTCGACCGCTATGAGGGCTGGCCCTTCTTTTACCGCAAGGAGCTGGTCGAGGTGGCGCTGGACGGCAAAACCGTCAGCGCGATGGTGTATGTCATGAACGAGGGCAGGCCGCTGGGGCAACCAAGCTGCTATTACTACTCGGTTATCCTTGAAGGCTACAGGGACGCTGGCTTCGATGTGGAGATCCTGCGCCAGGCGACCATCGATTCTGCGGAAACGGAGGAGACCGCCTATGAATGAAAAGATAAAGGAGCAAATCCTCTCCATCCGGGCAAGCGGCGTCACCAACATGTTTGACCTGCCGCGCGTCCAGCACGAGGCATATGTGCGCGGCTTCTACGAACTTGTGCTGTACCTGGAGGAGCACAAAGCCGAGTACAGCCGCTTTATCCTGACGGGTGAAGCGGACATGGAATAAATCATAATCAACGACAACAAATAGAAACAGGGCTTCCTGCGGAGGCTCTTTTCTTTTGCCCAATTTTATGTAGGAGGCACGGAGGCAACCGCTTATGGCTAAAAAGTTTGTCCCCACTCGCTTTATGCTGCCGACGTCGCGGTATGACAAAGAGCGCGCCGACCACGCGGTGGAGTTCATCAAACTGCTTTGTCACACAAAGGGTGAGTGGTCAGGTAAACGGTTTAGGCCGCTACCGTGGCAGGAGCAGATTATCCGGGACATCTTCGGCGTCATTAAGCCGGACGGGAACCGCCAGTTTACGACCGCGTTCATAACCTGCAGCAAGAAGAACGGCAAGAGCGAACTCGCGGCTGCTGTCGCGCTGTATATGCTCTGCGCGGACGGCGAAGAAGCCGCCGAGGTCTACGGCTGCGCCAACGACCGCAAACAAAGCGCCATCGTCTTTGATGTGGCTCGGGACATGTGCCGGCTGGCGCCTCCGGCGCTGCAGCGGCGCGTGAAGCTGCTGGATTCCACTAAGCGCATCATCTACCACCCAACACGCAGTTACTACCAAGCCTTGTCTAGCGAGGTGTCGACAAAATTCGGACTGAACATACACGCGACGGTATTCGATGAACTACTCGGGCAAAAAGACCGCGAACTCTATGACGTAATGACAAAGGGCGCAGGCGCGGCCAGGAGGCAGCCGCTGAACTTCGTCATTACGACCGTCAGTTCCGATACAAACTCAATCTGTTATGAGGTGTATGCCAAGGCGCTGGATATTCTCCAAGGGCGAAAGTCAGATCCGACTTTCTATCCCGTCGTGTTCAGCACACCGGAGGACGCTGACTGGACAGACCCCAAGGTGTGGAAAATGTCCAACCCGTCGCTCGGGATCACCGTTAAAGAGGAATACCTTCGCTCGATGTGTGAATCAGCCAAACAAAATCCGGCGGAGGAGAACCATTTCAGACAGTTCCATCTCAACCAGCCTGTCAAGCAATCTGTGCGCTGGATGCCGATGGCGAAATGGGATGCCTGCGCCTTCCCGGTGGATGCGGCGAGCCTCGAGGGGCGGGTCTGCTACGGCGGGCTTGACCTCTCCTCTACTACCGACATTACCGCCTTTGTGCTGGTGTTCCCGCCGGAGGATGAGGACGATAAATACAGCGTCCTCCCCTTCTTCTGGATGCCGGAGAACAATATCGATCTGCGGGTGCGGCGCGACCATGTGCAGTATGACCACTGGGAGAGGCAGGGACATCTTCTGACTACCGAGGGCAACGTGGTCCACTACGGCTTCATTGAGCGCTTCATTGAGGAACTGGGCAAGCGTTACAACATCCGCGAAATCGCCTTTGACCGCTGGGGCGCGGTGCAGATGGTGCAGAACCTTGAGGGTCTGGGCTTTACGGTCGTCCCCTTCGGTCAAGGCTTTAAGGATATGTCGCCGCCGACAAAGGAACTGATGAAGCTGACGCTGGAGGAAAGAATCGCCCACGGCGGCCATCCCGTCCTGCGCTGGATGATGGATAATATCTACATTCGCACTGATCCCGCCGGCAACATCAAACCGGACAAAGAAAAATCCACGGAAAGAATCGATGGCGCGGTGGCGACGATTATGGCCCTCGACCGGGCACTCCGGAATAGAGGCGATCCCGGAGCTTCAGTTTATGATGAAAGGGGTCTGCTAGTTTTATAGGCGTAAAGCTGTACCCTGAAGTAACCTTGCTAGCCTTGAAAGTAACCTTTGTAATATTATAAAATTAATCATAATTTTATAACTTGGAGGGTCATGTCATGCCTACTACTGTAAAAGAGTTGTTTCAAGCTGTAGGTAAGGATATCTTAGGCCAAGTGAAATGGGGACAAAAAATAAATTGCATTGTTCCGGGGGTTTATGTTATTGCTATGGCCTCAACAGCAGATAGAATGGTTTGCTGCGATGAAGCTCCTATTTCGAAAAAGATGGTTGAAGGTTGGATTGATTATGTACCTAAGCTATCTCTTGATTATGGTTTGCCTAAAACAGAAGAGTTAATACGGCGGCTGAAAGCGTTCTGGATGCCCGATGAGACAATCCTTTACATTGGCAAGGCGGGGACATCCTTAAAAACAAGAGTAGACCAATATTATAAAACCAAGCTTGGAGACCCCAAACCGCACAGAGGTGGACATTGGATAAAGACGTTGGACAATTTAAATGAATTGAATATTTATTGGACCACTTTAGAGGGAGAAACGGCACGTAATGTTGAGGATAGATTTTTGAATATGTTTGTTAAAAACGTATCGCAATACAGTAGGAGAAATTTATTTGATCCTGAGCATCCCTTCCCCTTCGCTAATCTGGAATTCCCGAAAGGCACAAGAAAAAGGCACGGGATACAGAACCAAGCAAATGGATAGATAAGTTCGTCAGCAAATATAACATTTTAAGCATCTGTACAAAACAGGTGCTTTTTTTACGTTCATTTATTTTTAGGAGAGAGATGCCCATGAGTATATTTTCAAACCTGTTCAGATCGCGGGATAGGCCGCAAAACCGCGTGGGCAGCGGGTTCTCCTTCCTGTTCGGCGGCACGGCCAGCGGCAAGACGGTCAACGAGCGGACAGCCATGCAAACAACGGCGGTGTACGCCTGCGTCCGCATACTGGCTGAAGCTGTTGCCGGGCTGCCGCTGCATGTTTACCGGTACCGCCCTGACGGCGGCAAGGAGCGCGTAAGCCAGCATCCACTGTACTGCATCCTCCATGACGAACCAAACCCGGAGATGACTTCATTTGTCTTTCGGGAAACACTGATGAGCCATCTTCTGCTTTGGGGCAACGCCTACGCGCAAGTCGTGCGGAACGGGCGCGGACAGGTTGTGGCGCTCTACCCCCTGCTTCCGCACAAAATGGATGTCAGCCGCGCAGGGAACGGCGAGCTGCTCTACACCTATTACCGCGACGCTGACGAAAGCGGGCTGAAGCCAAAAGGCGGCTACGTCACGCTGCGCAAGGATGAGGTGCTCCACATCCCCGGACTTGGCTTTGACGGGCTCATTGGCTACAGCCCCATCGCCATGGCTAAAAACGCGATCGGCATGGCGCTGGCCACCGAGGAGTACGGGGCGACCTTCTTCGCCAACGGCGCTAACCCAGGCGGCGTACTGGAACACCCGGGCGTCATCAAAGACATCCAGCGGGTGAAGGACAGCTGGAACAGCGCCTACCAGGGCAGCGGCAAGGCCCACCGCATCGCCGTGCTGGAAGAGGGCATGAAATTCCAGGCTATCGGCATCCCGCCGGAGCAGGCGCAGTTTCTGGAAACAAGAAAATTCCAGATCAACGAGATCGCCCGTATTTTCCGGATACCTCCGCACATGATAGGCGATCTTGAGAAGTCCAGCTTCTCAAATATTGAGCAGCAGTCGCTGGAATTTGTCAAATACACGCTCAACCCGTGGGTAGTGCGCTGGGAGCAGGCTTTGCGGCAGTCCCTCCTCCTGCCTTCGGAAAAGCCCCGGTATTTTGTGCGGCTCAATGTGGACGGGCTGCTGCGCGGCGATTACCAGAGCAGGATGACCGGTTATGCCGTCGGTATTCAAAACGGCTTTTTCTCTCCGAACGATGTACGCCAACTTGAAGATCTGAACCTCATCCCTGATGAGGATGGCGGAAATGTCTATGTTCTAAACGGCAACATGGTCAAACTGAAGGATGTGGGCGCGGCTTACCAAAAACCAACCGAAGGAGGTCAGTAAATGAGGAGATTCTGGAACTGGGTGAGAAATTCAGACGAGACACGCACCCTCTATCTCAACGGACCCATCGCCGAGGAAACCTGGTGGGGCGATGAGGTGACGCCCAAGCTGTTTAAAGGCGAACTGCTCTCGGCTTCGGGCAACGTCACCGTCTGGATCAACTCCCCCGGCGGCGATGTCTTTGCGGCAAGCCAGATCTACAACATGCTCATGGACTATACCGGACAGGTCACCGTCAAGATTGACGGCCTGGCGGCAAGCTCCGCCTCGGTCATCGCCATGGCCGGCGGCGAGGTATATATGTCCCCCGTCTCCATGCTGATGATCCATAACCCCAGCACCATCGCTATCGGCGACAGTGAGGAGATGCTGCGGGCAAAAGCTTTGCTTGACGAGGTCAAGGAGAGCATCATCAACGCCTACGAGCTGAAATCCGGCCTCTCAAGGGTGAGGCTCTCCCACCTGATGGACGCGGAAACGTGGATGAACGCCAAGAAAGCCGTGGAGCTCGGCTTTGCGGACAAGATTATGTTTACAGACAGCAAAGAGCCGCTTGACACCGGGCAAGGGTTAATTTTCAGCCGGCTGGCGGTCACAAACTCCCTTATCAGCAAACTGCCAAAACCAAAAACGGGTACCCCGATAGAGTCGCTGGATAAGCGGCTCTCTTTAATTTCCCACTAAATTTTAAGGAGGACAAACACAATGAGCAAAATCCTGGAACTGCGCGAGAAGCGCGCCAAAGCCTGGGACGCGGCCAAAGGTTTTCTTGACAGCAAGCGGGGCGGCAACGGCCTCTTATCCGCAGAGGACACCGCTACCTATGAGAAAATGGAGTCCGATGTTGTGGCTCTTGGCAGGGAGATTGACCGCCTAGAACGCCAAGCCGCGATTGATGCGGAACTCGCACGGGCCACGAGCAGCCCCATCACCAACACGCCGGATACCGGCGGCGGCCACAGGACCGGCAGATCGTCCCCTGAGTACAGACAAGCGTTCTGGACCGCCATGCGCTCGCAAAAGCCAAGGTATGAAGTCCTAGACGCCCTGCAGGTCGGCACTGACTCCGAAGGCGGCCACCTTGTGCCGGATACTTTCGAGCGCACGCTGGTCAAGGCCCTGGAAGAGGAAAACATCTTCCGGAGGTTAGCCCATATTATCACCACCTCGAGCGGCGACCGCAAGATTCCCGTTGTGGCAAGTAAGGGCAGCGCCTCCTGGGTGGATGAGGAAGGCGCCATCCCTGAGAGCGACGACAGCTTCGGGCAAGTGTCTATCGGGGCATATAAGCTTGCCACCATGATTAAGGTTTCCGAGGAGCTGTTAAACGACTCGGTGTTTGACCTGGAAAGCTACATTACCAAGGAGTTTGCCCGCCGCATCGGCAGCAAGGAAGAGGAAGCCTTCTTCTTAGGCGACGGCGTGGGTAAGCCCCTTGGCATCCTTGCCGCAACGGGCGGCGGCCAGACGGGCGTGACCACGGCGGCGGCTACTGCTATTACGCTGGATGAGATCCTCGACCTGTTCTACAGCTTAAAGGCGCCCTACCGCAACAAGGCGGCCTTTGTGATGAACGACTCTACCATTAAGGCTATCCGCAAACTCAAAGACAGCACCGGCCAGTACCTCTGGCAGCCGTCCATTAAGGAGGCGACGCCCGATACCATCCTCAACCGTCCTCTCTACACCTCGGCTTATATGCCCGCCATCGAAGCCAGCGCGAAGACCGTGGTATTCGGGGACTTTGGCTACTACTGGGTGGCAGACCGCCAGGGCCGCGTCTTTAAGCGGCTAAGCGAACTGTTCGCGGCAACTGGTCAGGTCGGCTTTATCGCCACCCAGCGCGTGGACGGCAAGCTGATCCTGCCGGAAGCGGTCAAGGTGCTGCAGCAAAAAGCTGCTTAAAGACTGGAGGTGAAGCGGCATGAGCGTGATTTCCTCCCTCCTGCCCAAGGTAAAGGCGAACCTCATTTTAGAACACGGCGCGGACGACGAGCTCCTCATGGGCATGATCCGCGCCGCCGTGTCTTACGCCGAAAGCTACCAGTATATCACCGAGAGCTATTATGCCGGGAACGCCATGCCGCCCACCACTGAGCAGGCCGTGATCATGCTCTCCAGCCATTTCTATGAAAGCCGGGACGGCTCGACGGGGGGCTTTTTCGCGGACAACGTGCAGGCCGGGCAGCAGGTGTGGCATACGGTTAATCTGCTGCTGCGGCTTAACCGGGATTGGGGGAAAAGCGTATGAGCTTTGGCAAGATGAATACCTTTATCGATATTATCTCAACTGCGCCAGTAAAGGACAGCGAGGGGTTCGCAAGCAGTAGCGATAACATTCTGGCCACTGTCCGCGCCTACAAAGAAGAAAGGCACGGCAGCGAAAGCTGGGCAAACAGGGCGGCGTTCTCCAAAGCGACAGCCCTGTTTCGCTTCCGGAAAATCCCGGGGCTAGCCATCACGCCCTCTCTTGTACTCGTCTGCGAGGATGGCAGGTACAACATCAAAAGCGTCGAGGATGTGAAAGGGCGCGGCATGTATGTGGAAGCGCTCGCAGAAAAGGAGGCAGAGGCCAGTGGCTAAGGTTGTCGCGAAAATGCCGGAGGAGTTTCTTTTAAAGATTTCCCGCCTTGATAAAAAGACCGACGAGATTATCCCGCGGGTGCTTAAAGCAGGCGGCGAAGTGGCGCTTGAGAAAGTTAAAAGCAACCTGCGTTCCGTTATCGGGCGCGGCACCAAACATGAGTCCCGCTCTACCGGCGAGCTGCTGGAGGCTTTGGGGCTCTCCCCTGCCAAGCTAAACAGGGACGGCAACCACAACGTGAAGGTGGGGTTTGCCGAACCGCGCGAAGGCGGCGCAAGCAACGCGAGAATTGCCAATATCCTCGAACACGGCAAATCCGGGCAGCCCGCCAAGCCGTTCCTTAAACCGGCAAAGTCAGCCTCAAGGAAGGCTTGTATCGAAGTGATGATCACGAAGCTGGATGAGGAGATAAAGAACCTATGAGCGTTTTGTCTGAGCTCTACAGCATCTTTTCGGCTATGCAGATTCCGGTGGAAACAGGAGTATTCAGCGGCAAAGCGCCGGATGAGTATATAGTCGTCACCCCGCTTGTCGATAGCTATGAGCTTTACGCCGACAACCGCCCGGGCTTTGAAACGCAGGAGGCGCGGCTGTCGCTGTTTAGCAAGGGTAATTACCTGCAACGCAAACGGCAAATCAAGACAGCCCTGCTTGACGCGGAAATGACGGTAACTGACAGCCGTTATCTTGGCTACGAGGCTGACACAGGATATCACCACTATGGGATTGACGTATTAAAACAGTATGAGCTGGGAGGGTAAGGAAATGGCAACGATTGGGCTAGATTCCCTGTATTACGCGACAATTACGGAAGCGCCGCTAACCGGCGAGGAAACCTACGGAACGCCGGTTATCCTGGCGAAGGCGATCTCGGCCGAGCTGTCGGTAGAGATCGCGGAAGAAACGCTCTATGCAGACGACGGCGCGGTGGAGGTGGTAAAAGAGTTCCAAAGCGGCACGATTTCCTTAGGCGTCGACAACATCGGGCGCTCCGTGGCCGCGGCGCTTACCGGCGCCAGGGTGGATTTGCGCGGCGTTTTGGTATCAAGTGGTGACGACGTGGCCCCTGCCGTAGCAGTCGGTTTTCGTGCCAGAAAACCAAGCGGACATTACCGCTACTTTTGGCTGTACCGGGTGAAGTTTGGTGTTCCCTCCACAAACCTGGCCACCAAAGGTGATGGCATCACCTTCTCAACCCCCACTATTGAGGGTACAGTGACCCGCCGTAACAGGGTCGCGGAAAACGGCACAAGGCCATGGAAAGCGGAGGTAAATTCTGATGACGCGACAGTGTTGCCCGCAACGATAAACGACTGGTTTAGCGCGGTTTACGAACCAGACTTCGTGCAGACGTAAAGGATGGTGCGTATGGATAACGAGAGAAGCGCGGTTATTAATATCGGCGGCATAGACTATGAGCTGGTGCTGACCACCCGTGCCACTAAGGAAATCGCCCGGCGCTACGGGGGTCTGGAGAACTTGGGCGAGAAGCTGATGCAAGCGGAGAACTTTGAGCTGGCGCTGGAGGAGGTCATCTGGCTGATTACACTGCTCGCTAACCAGTCCATCCTCATCCACAACTTAAAAAACAAGGACAACCCCAAGGCGCTCCTGACCGCGGAAGAGGTGGAGCTCTTAACCTCGCCGCTGGAGCTGGCGGGCTACAAGGAAGCCATCACCGAGGCGATGTTCAAGGGAACGAAGCGGCATATAGAGAGCGATGACAACCCAAAAAACACGGAAGCCGGGTAAACGACGCGGAGTTGTTCACCCGGCTTCTGTATTACGGCACTGTGCATCTGAACCGATCCGAGGAAGAAACGTGGCTTTTGCCGATTGGCCTCTTGCTGGACCTGTGGGAGTGCCACAGGCAGTTTCTTGGCATGGCGAAACCGAAAAGAGAGCTGTTCATTGACGATGTGATTCCGGCAGGTATTTAGGCGCTAATCATTTTTGCCTTTGTCCCAATATACGTTAGGGAAGCCCTCTCTTGTATGGCGCGCTGAAAGATGTGGCGAACAATTTCCGGCTGCAGTATTGCAGATGTTATCAGTGATGGTATTAGATTTTTACTTGGTGATCGCACCTTCAGTATGATATATTTTAAAGAGGCAGCGCAAACCTTAGGTTGATCTATATAAGATAGGTGAGATAAATGCCAAGGACCAAAGACTGTGGATGGGTTTTAGACGACAGGAGTGTCAGCTATCCAATATATGGGGAACAGTGCGCACGGTGCCGGCACTTGCACATCAAGCAGCCTAAGGATGGCATTGGGTCTAAGTGTAAAGCGTTCAAGCGCATTCCGCGTGAAATTTTAGATGGAGAACATGATCACAGATACCCTTTCCCGGGAGATAGGGGGATACTGTTTGAACCAATTCAATAGAGAACTACCAAATGGCATGACGCCGCATATTTTATTAAACTCTGTCAGGATGTGTTAACATGCTTTTGCCCTATGAGAAAGCCAGGGAGTATTACCGGCCAAATAAGGTTCGCGTCCTATTTGTCGGGGAATCGCGGCCTGCAGAGGGGACTTTCTTTTATCATGAAAATTCGAATCTTTTCAGGTATACAAAAGAAGCGTTTGAGCAGGCATCAGGCGTCCCTTTTAACTGTGCGGCGTTTAAGCGGCACGGATGCTGGCTCTACGACGTATGCGGCGAACCGGTGAATAATCTTGCCCATGTGGAAAGAAGAGAAAAGATTAAAAACGGCCTTCCGGAGTTAGAAAAAATTTTAAAGCAACTAAAACCGGAATTTGTCATTGCTGTAAAAAAGGGCGACTTTATAGAGCTCGCATCGCCAATTATCCTTGATGCCGGCTTTATTGTTGGCAGCACTTTCTTCTCTTTGCCTTTCCCGGCATACGGTAATCAGCATCGATTTGTGCGAGAACTGGTTTTCACTCTGAGAATGACGATTTTCTAATTCTAAGAAAACTTAATCTGCGGGAGCAATCAAATGGTTGCTCTTTTTTTGTGCCCTTTTCGAGGAGGTGGTGGCATGGCTGATACTTTCGGGCTGAAAATTGGCATCGAGGGCGAAAGGGAATTTAAGAACGCCTTGCGGGAGATCAACGACTCCTTTAAGGTGCTGGGCAGCGAGATGAAGCTGGTTGACGCCCAGTTTGACAAGAACGACAAGTCAACGCGGGCGCTTGCGGCGCGCAAAGAAGTCCTCAGCAGGCAGGTTGATGAGCAGCGCAAAAAGACGGAAACCCTGCGTACCGCGCTGGATAACGCCTCCTCCTCCTTCGGCGAGGCTGATAAACGCACCACGGGCTGGCAGATAAAACTGAATGAGGCGCAGGCAGAGCTGATCCGCATGGAAAAGGAGCTGCGGGATAACGTCAAGGCGCTCGAAAAAAAAGAGGGCCTCCTTGCACGGGTTACAAAGCGGCTGGAAGGCATGCAACAGGCCGGGGAGCGGCTTCAGGGCATCGGGCAGGGCTTGACAACCGGCATAACCCTGCCGCTAGCCGCTATCGGCACAGCAGCCATCGCCTCCGCGACACAAATCCAGGACGCGATGGCGCAAATCCGCGCCGGTACGGGCGCGACAGGCGAAGAGCTGCAAGCTCTTGGCGCTGATTTGCGGGAAGTGCTTAAGGAAGTGCCGCAAAACGCGCAGGAAGTGTCCCAAGCAATCGCCGAACTGAACACGCGGCTTGGGCTGACCGGCGAGCCGCTGCGGGAGCTAAGCCTGCAGATGCTAGAGCTTGCCGACCTAACCGGCGGGCAGGTACAGCCGCTGATCGCCGCCACCACCCGCATGTTCGGCGACTGGAGCGTGGCAACGGAAGACCAGGCAGCCTCGCTTGACCTGCTCTGGAAAGTGGGCCAGACGACCGGCATCCAGGTTGAGCGATTAGCAGAAAGCCTGGTGCAATTTGGCGCGCCGCTGCGGCAGATGGGCTTTAGCCTGCAAGAGTCCGCCGCGCTGATGGGCAAATGGGAAAAAGAGGGCGTCAACATGGAGCTGGTCCTGGGCAGCTTGCGCATGGCCATGGGCCATTTCGCGCGGGAAGGCATCCCCATGCGCCAAGGCTTGGACGAAACAATGGCCCGCATCCGGGAACTGGGGCCGGGCGCAAAAGCCACGTCACTGGCCATGGAGGTTTTTGGGGCGCGCGCAGGCCCGGACATGGCCGCGGCTATCCTGGAGGGCCGCTTTGCCATTGACGAGCTGCTAAAACAGATCCAGGCCAGCCCGGAAACTATCGCCGGCGCGGGCGCGGAGACGGAAACTTTTGCCGAGAAGCTGGCAATACTGCGCAACAACGCCACCCTCGCGCTTGAACCCGTCGGGGCGCGGCTGGTGGAAGCCTTAACTGCTTTGATGCCGCAAATTGTTGCCGTGCTGGAACGTGTGGCCGGGCTGGCGGAAGGCTTTGGGCGCCTCTCCCCGGCGGCACAGACGACAATTTTGGCCATCGCCGCCCTTGCCGCGGCGCTGGGGCCGCTGCTGATGGTAACAGGCAGCGTGCTCGCAGCGTTAAGTGCCGTTATTGGTGTGCTCGCGAAAGTTAAACCGGCGATTGCCGCGATGACAGCAAAGGCCGGAGCTTTGGCCGGAGGGATAACTGCCTTAAAGGCGGTGTTTTTGCTTTTAACCGGCCCGATTGGGCTGGTAATCGCCGCGGTTAGCGCCCTTGCCGCTGGTGTTGTGCTGTTGATTCGCAACTGGGGTACGGTGGGGCCTTTTTTTGCGCGTCTTTGGGCGAATGTAACCGGCGCGTTTAATACTGCCGTTGGAACCGTCCGGAACACGCTCCAAACCCTCTGGCATACCGTGTCTGAAAGGTTTAGCGCCATGGCCAGTCACCTGCGCGGCATCATGTCCGGTATCGTAGCCGCCATCGCCGACCCGTTCCGCCGGGCAGGGGAAACAATAAGCGGCATCGCCGGGCGCATCCGCGAATCGCTGAATAAAATCAACCCCTTTGCCCGTTTCAGCCCGTCCCTCGTTGAGCAGGTGCGCGCGGGCGTAGCGGCAATCCAAGCTGAATACGGCAAGCTGGAAAGATTGCAGCTTCCGGCGGTTGCAGCGCCGGCAGGCACTCCTTCCCCGGCTTTAGCTGCTACGGCCGGTTATCACGGCCCGCTTATCGTAGTGCAGAATATGGTTGTGCGCTCTGAGGCGGACATAGAAGCGGTGAGCCGCCAGCTTTACCGCCATATCCAAGCCGGAACCAGGGCGCGGGGAGGTGGTTAAATGGGCGGCTTCACCTTCGCGGGAGAACATTGCAGCGTTTATCATCTCCGTTTGATGAAATCGCCGGTTTCGCTCCTGCCTGCCACGCGGGACAGAGTAATTGTCCTGCCCGGCCGCCACGGGGCATTAAGGATGATCCCCGATCTTGGTGAGCGCACCCTGTCGCTGGTGTGCTGGCTGGAGTCGCGTAGCGTAAGTGAACTGCATACCCGGTTTGAGAGGTTGCGCGCGTGGCTTAACCCGTTGCGCGGAGAACAGCGGTTAATCTTTGACCGGGTCCCGGGCCGGTATTATCTGGCCGTCTACGCCGGCGGCGGGCTTGACGCGGAGGTAACCGGGAAGCAGGGGCTCTTTACATTGGAGATGGTGTGTCCTGACCCGTTTTCCTATGCCGCGGAAGAAAAGCAGGTCGCTTTCAGCGCCGACAGCGCTGTGGTTAACAACGCGGGCACGCACGAGGCTTTGCCGGTGTTTGCGGTTTCTTTTACCGCCGCCGCCTCTGAATGGAAAGTAGTACTTGGTGCCAGATACCTGCGCGTGGTTCACGGGTTTAACTTTGGCGATACGCTGGATGTTGATTCGGCAACGGGCAAGGTGCTCATAAATGGCCTTACCGCCTTGGATAAGCTTGACTGGCAGAACTCGGAGTTTTTTGCCCTGCCTCCCGGGCAAAGCACGCTTTGCATAATGCCTGCCGGAGTATGTACAGCGACGGTACGGTTTAGGGAGAGGTGGCTTTAATGCTCTATATCTTCAGCCCTGCTGAAAAGCTGCAGGCGGTGCTGCGCGAGTATTTTGACGCCCTGCACATGGAAAAGCTGGACGGAGAAAACACCTTTGCTTTTTCGGTTCCCGCGGGCCGCGCGGACAGCCTGCATGTCACAGAGGGGAACCTTGCCGCCTTTTGTGATTTGGACGGCGCTTGGCAGCTTTTTGAGATTAAGCAGGTAACGGATCTACACGGGGAGAGTTTACTGCGCAGAGCGTTTTGCGAACACGCCTATTACGAGCTGATCGATGACTTTATCAGGGATGTGGCGCTTGAGACGGTCAGCGCGCATTCCGCCCTGAGCCAGGTTCTCTTTGGCACGCGTTGGAGCGTAGGCTATACGGCTGATTTAGGGCAAAACAGCACGCGCTGCTATTATCTCTCGGCCCTGTCCGCTCTGCGGCAGATAGCCGCTGTCTGGGGCGGGGAACTGCGCTTCCGGCTTACGGTTACAGATGGCGCCATCACCGCGCGGCATGTTGATCTGCTCTCCCGGCGCGGCACAGACAGCGGCAAGCAGTTTGCCTACGCCAAAGATATCAGGTCGATTGAGCGCGAGGTTGATTTGTCCGGAACCGTTACCGCTTTAATAGGCAGAGGCAGCGGTGCTGCCTTAAGCGGGGGCGTCAGTACGAGGCTGAGCTTTGCGGACATAGTCTGGACTTCCCCTCCCCATCCGGTTAACAAGCCTGCCGGGCAAGATTGGGTAGGCGACCCGGAGGCCCTTGTGCGCTGGGGTCGTCCCGGCGGCAGGCATCGCTTTGGCGTCTTTGAGGATGAGGAAGCGGACGCGGCCATCCTTCTTGCCAAGACCTGGAACGCCCTAAAAGAGCGCCGCGACCCGCGCCTGACATACCGGCTTGATGTGCTCGATTTGGAGCGGGTGTCTGGTTACAGGCATGAAAAGGTGCGTCTTGGGGACACGGTGCGTGTTGTTGACCGGGCGTTTGCGCCGGAGCTGCTTGTGGCCGCGCGGGTTATCGAAATCAGGCGCGATTTAACAAAGCCTGAGAACACGCGGCTGACGCTTGGCAACTTCGCGAAGACCATGGCCGATGAGAGCCTGCAGACAAAAGCTACGCTCCAGACGGTACGGGACCATCAGGGAGTATGGGACGCGGGCGGCACACCGTTTGCCGGCCCGGTCCCCACAAGCTGGCTTGAGGGTACGATTAACACCTTGCAAAATGAAGTCCGGGCGGGCAGAGGCACGGTTACCCTCACAGAACACAACGGCATCATCATCACAGACCACCCCACCTCTCCAACAAAAGCCCTGCGCTTACTCGGCGGCATCTTTGCCATCGCGAATAGCATTGACCCGGCAAGCGGAATGTGGAACTGGCGTACCTTCGGCAGCGGCGACGGCTTTACCGCGGATGCGATAAACGCCGGCAGAATCAGGACTGATTTGGTACAGATCTTTGGAAACAGCAACTTTTTCTGGGACGGGGACAGTTTGCGCATGCTCAACCCGGCAAATGAGCAAGAGCAAATCCACCTCTCCCGGGAAGGCATGCGCTTTACAAAAGACAACGGGCAGACCTGGCAAGTGGCGCTTGACTTTAACGGCCTGCGCATGGAGGGAAAATCAGGTGATGGCTTTACCCATTATGGCGGCGATGGCGTGCGTGTCTACGATGGGGGAAACGTCCTGCGGGCGCATCTGGGGCAGTATGAGGCAGGCAGGTTCGGCCTGCGTATCGCCGCCAGGAACCAAGCGGTCGCCGTTGACGAGTGGGGGCTAAACCCGGAGTTTATCAAGCGCTTTCCCAATAAGATTTTAAACAGCGGCTTTGAGCATTATTTTGTGCACAGCGGCGCGACGGCCCAATACCCCGGCAGGCCGCTGTACTGGGCGGGAGACGGCGTCTGTACAACCTGGGCTAACTTTGAGGGTGACGTATCCCTTGAGCTTATGGCGGGGCAAGCGATAGAGCAAGGCATGCTCGACGCCGCGAACCACGCCGGGGCTGACCCCGCCTGGTGGCAGTCCCTGCAAACCCGGGTGTCGTTCCGGCAAAAAGGCGCCGCCGCGCGGGTCTGGGTGCGGCGGGTGAGCGATAACCTTCCCTATACTTTGACGGACAACAGCGGCGCTATGCCAAGGACTGGGGCTTTCCTAGACTTTTCATCTGTGGATAATTGGGAAAATGGACTGCGAACATTCTTCTTTCAGCCTACAGCGGGAGATGGGCGTGTGAAGGTCTGTTTCCAGAATATCGGGACGTCACCGCTTTATCTAGACGCGGTGCAGATAGAGCCAGACTTCACGGGGCGCTGGCCGAGCTTTTACACACCAGGCCCGAGGAGTCTGCCAAAAAGCGAGGTGGGGATAGTGGAGTGGCCAAAATGGTCTGTCACCGGTGACTCGGCGGCGAACTCCGGCTTAAGTATCTCAAGAGCCGGCGAGTCCGGGCGAATCCATGTCGTGACCGGTTTTGAGGCGGTCATATCCGGTGCCGCGGCGGGGGCTGACATTATTGTAGAGTTACGGCGCAACACTACTTTGCTCTGGAAGAGTGTAATCGGCAGCGCCTCTCCAAGAGGCGCCCGTACCGGCCTCACCAGAGCGGAGATTGAAGCGCTTGCGGGAGAGGCGGTATCTTTAAACGCAACTGCCGGCGGGACAGGCTGCGTGGTAACGCTTAATCTGGTCGGTTACACAAGGCTTCCATCGTAGGGAGTGAGGGTCATTGAGAGCGTCTTGGTTTATGGGGCTGTTGGAAACGTTTGCTTTTGAGCCGCCACCGCCTGGGCCGGGGGCCTGGAATTCATTGGCGCATATGCCTACCTCCCGGTTCGCGTTCGCTTTCGGCGCTCCGGGGGATGGGCGTATTTATGCTGCGGGAGGAGCTATTTCTGGCGCAGGGACAGCGGTTAATGAAAGGTATAACCCTTCAACAAACAGCTGGTCAACAGCCGCGTCAATGCTCGAAACTCACTCTAATGCGGCAACGGGAACCCCGGGCACTAACATGTTTGTCGCTTTTGGTATGGTTAATGGGGTAAGGTCTACAGCTAATCGCAGGTATAGCCCAGGAGCGAATAGTTGGAGCGCGGTAGCCTCGGGCGCCACCGCCAGAACTGACGTTGCGGGAGTTTCGATTGGCGGTATGTTTCATGCGCTCGGCGGTTTTGACGGTTCTTCCGTCAGAAATTCGCACCATAGGTATAACCCTGGAGGGAACGCTTGGAGCTCACTAGCGTCGATGCCAACCGCAAGAAGATCTGCCGCGGCGGGAGCGCCTGGAAATGGAAGATTTTACGTGGTGGGTGGTTCGCCGCTTACTACAGCAAATGATGAATATAATCCTGAAACGAATACTTGGGCTTCCAGAGCTCCACTTCCCGAAAGCACAAGCAACCTCGCGGTTGGAACGCCGGGAAACGGAAGGCTATATGCCGTCAACGTTATGTCTCCCGGCCGCACCGATGAATATAACCCGGCCACGAATATGTGGCGGGGCGTGGCACATTTTCCGTTTGGAACCGGGCCTAGAGCGGCTTCTCTTGGGAATGGCAGATTTAATGTTCATTGTGCAACGGGCCGGCACGCGGAATATATGCCTGGCGTTTAGAAATTATCAAGGAGGAATGTCCATATGCTTACCAAAGTTGATGCTTGGCTGAGGTTAAACGCCATCGGCCTTGTTAGGCCAATCGGTGAGGTCGAAAACGCCTTGCTCAATATTGACCAGCGTAAAATGTTTGAGGAAGAACGGGCGCGTTATCGGGTGGAAATCTGGGATAAGGTTTCCGCTATTAACAACATCTCAGCTGAACGGCTTAAGTCGCGCGAGGATTATCTGTCTGATGGGGAAGTGTACCTTATCTATATTGATGATTGTTTGACGTACCTGCAAATGCATGACCCGCGGCAAGCAGGCTTTGCCGCCATGACTAAAGATTCCGCTTTGACAATTGCCAACAAACAGGCAGACGAGTTGGCCTGGGCAGCGGCGTATGAAAGTATCCATAAGCTCCTGCTCAATCTGTTGCTTTAGCTATAACTTGAGGAGGTGGCTAGCCGGTGGAGTATGCGCTTTTAGTGTCCATTATCTCTGTGTTGTTCGCTATTTACGCAGGAGTTATCAGCCTGCGCCGCTTCCAGCGCCAGGATGACCAAGCCGAAAGCGCCATGTTGGCAAGGGTTACCTTAAGCCTGGAACACATCAACGATGGCATTACGACTATCCGTCACGATGTGTGTGAGATTAAGGCAGATATAAAAGAGCACGGTGAACGCTTAGTCAAGGTCGAGGAGTCGAGCAAGCAGGCGCATAAAAGGCTCGACGAGATGACCGCGCGGAGGGTTGGTCTATGACCGACAGCAAAACAAAAAGGATGTGAGCCGGATGTTCTATAAAAACAGCGTGCCATATATTATCAACCATATCCCCCTATCAAGCAGGCGGCCGGGGCTATCCCGCAAGCCGAAAACGCTGACCGTCCACAGCACCGGCAACCCGCGGAGCACCGCCCAGAACGAGCGGGCTTGGCTTGTAAATCCCAAAAATACACGCCTGGCAAGCTGGCATGTGGCGGTGGACGAAAAAGAAGCGGTCGAGGCTATCCCGCTAAATGAGGTGGCGTGGCACGCCGGTGACGGCAGGCAAGGCGAAGGCAACGCCTATTCCATCGCTGTGGAAATCTGCGAAAGCGGCGATAGGGCAAAAACGCTTGACAACGCGGCTAGGGTAATCGCGGCCCTCCTCCGGGAGAACGGTTTAACTATGGCTGATATTCGGCAGCACTTTAACTGGAACAAGAAGAATTGCCCGCGTATACTGCGGACGGGTAATCTGTGGGACGAGTTCCTGGCAGCGGTCGGATCGTACTACAAGAGCGAAGAACAAGGCGCGTTGGAAGCAGCCATTGCGCTGCTTGTAAAAGAAGGGGTTGTGCGCTCACCGGACTACTGGCTTTTGAACGCGAACCCAGGAAAGCTGGTGCGGGGGGAATTTGCCGCGGCGTTAATCGTAAATATCGCAAATAGGCTGCGAGGGGGTGAATGATGTGAAGCCGTGGTATAAGTCTAAGACCGTCTGGGCGAATGTGCTGGCCTTGCTCATTTCTCTCGGGGTTGACTTGCATGAACAAGACGTTGTGGCAATTTTAGCGGTAATAAACCTGGTGTTGCGGGTTGTGACGAAAGAAGGATTGACGCTGTAACACCAAAGCCGCCTTTCTTGCCGGAGCCAAGGCGGCTGAATTTTCCCATGCTCTTATTTAAACGGAATAGTTGATTGCAGAGGCCGCCGAGTGATTGCCTTCGCTCGGCGGCTATTTTTTTGCTCCAAGTTCCATATTCTCGGTGCTCAAATCGCACTTTGCTGTCCTGTGGATGGTAGGGGGGTTAGTTATCCCTCCGATGGGAGGAATTAAAATTTGAAATACGTTACAAATGCAAAAACGGAAATCAATCTTGAAAAAAAGCCTATTTCACAGGAGCAATTGCAGCATGAGCATGATTACTTTCTGGCGCAAAAAATCTTGGAATCCATGCTGGAAAAAGGCCTGATAACTGTGAATGAATTCAACAAGATAACAACATTAAACCGCGAGTCTTTCTCTCCGGCTTTAGCACCGATCATGCCCTAAAATCGTTGATATTAGTTCGGTTCAGAGGTAATATGTGACACTGACAAGGAGGTGAGAATTTGAAAAAGGTAACGAAAATCGCCCAAAATTCTGCTGATTTTATCGAACAGCCCAAGCTGCGTGTCGCGGCCTACTGCCGTGTCTCTACCGACAGCGATGAACAGTTGGTGAGCCTGGAAGCGCAAGTAAAGCACTACGAATCCTACATTAGAGCAAATTCTGATTGGGAGTTCGCCGGACTTTATTACGACGAAGGCATCACAGGCACCAAAAAGGAAAAACGGCCGGAGCTGCTTCGGATGATTTCCGACTGTGAAAATAAGAAAATTGACTTCATCGTAACAAAGTCCATCAGCCGGTTTGCCAGAAACACTACGGACTGCCTGGAACTGGTCAGAAAGCTGCTTGGCCTTGGAGTTTTCATTTATTTCGAGAAAGAAAACATTAATACCGGGTCGATGGAAAGCGAACTCATGCTGTCAATCCTGAGTGGAATGGCCGAAAACGAGTCGGTATCCATTTCAGAAAACAGCAAGTGGTCGGTAACACGTCGGTTCCAAAACGGCACTTACAAAATAGCGTGTTCGCCTCATGGTTACGATGCCGTAAGTGGTGAGCTGGTTGTAAATAAACAGCAGGCTGAAATCGTTAGGTTCATTTTTGCTGAAATTCTGTCCGGAAAAAGCCTTTACAAGATTGCAGACGAGCTGAACCGCCGCAGTATTCCATCCAAGAAAGGCGGCCGATGGACAGGCACGACTATCCGATGTATGGCTTGTAACGAAAAATACATCGGCGATGCTATCTTTCAGAAGACCTATAGCGACAGTCTATTCAACAGATATAAGAACAATGGTGAAAAAGAGCAGTATCTGATTCGGAATCACCATGAACCGATTATCAGTCGTGTGGATTTTGAGGCTGCTCAGAAAGTCATTGAGCAGCGCGCCAAGGAAAAAGGCGTAGAAAAGCACAACAAAAAATACCAGAACCGTTACGCTTTTTCTGGGAAAATCATTTGCGGTCAGTGTGGCGGCACATTCAGGCGCCGAACCCACTCCAGCGGCAGAAAATACATTGCATGGTGCTGCTTCACTCACATCGCGGACATCAGGAAATGTTCCATGAAATATATTCCGGAGTCCGATTTTGAATACGCCTTCGTTACCATGATGAACAAGCTTATCTTCAGCCATCAAACAGTGCTAAAGCCTCTACTAATCGGCCTGCGCGGCGTGAATACCGACGATAGCCTTGTGAGCATTCAAGATATTGATAAAAAGCTCGAGGAAAACGCAGAACAGCAAAATGTGCTGGTCAATCTGATGACCAAAGGTTATCTCGACCGCGTTGTTTATAAGAAAAGCAACAATAATTTACTTCAGGAAGCCGATCGACTGCAGCGCCAGAAAGAGTCCATCAACCGCCTACTTCATAGCGGGAACAAGCATTTGAGCGAGGTCAGTGCCTTGCTGCAATATGCCACCAAAGCAACCATGCTGAAACGCTTTGACGGAGATGTTTTCAAGAATTTTGTCAAACAGGTTATTGTACTTTCCCGGACAGAGATTGGATTTGAATTAAAATGCGGCATTACATTGAAAGAAAGGCTGGTGAAATAAATGGGCCACACACCATATGGCTATCGGATAGAAATCGGCAAAGCCGTGATAGATGAGCTTGCTGCCGAACAGATAAGGGCTCTATTTCGGGCTTATGTATCCGGTGATTCCTTGGCGACTGCGGCGCAAAAGGCAGGAATCCTAACATCCCATGCGGCTATCGGAAAGATGCTCCGTAATAAACATTACATCGGTGATGAGTACTACCCGGCAATTATTGATTTGGACACGTTTGAGACTGCCGAAACGGAACGCATCAGACGGGCCGAAAAACTCGGTCGGGTCTATGAACCTAAAGCTAATGATGAAGTCATATATCCCACCGTCTTCCGCATCAAAGAAGGCACTGAACGGTTAGACGACCCCTTCCAGCAGGCGGAATACGCCTACAGCCTGATAGAAAGCGAGGTGTAAATGGTGAATGTAAGCAAAACCGTCACCGTGCTCCCAGCCAGAAAGCATGCCAGAGGCAAAAATGAAGATGAGGAAAAAGCTAAACTCCGGGTGGCTGCCTACTGCCGCGTTTCCACAGACAGCGATGAGCAGTCCACCAGCTACGAAGCGCAGATTGAACATTACACAGCTTACATCACCGGCCATCCTGACTGGGATCTGGCCGGAATATACGCGGACGATGGCATCTCCGGCACCAACACCAAAAAACGCGAAGAATTCAACCGCATGATTGACGAGTGCATGGCAGGCAACATTGACATGGTCATTACCAAGTCCATCAGCCGGTTTGCCAGAAACACACTGGATTGCCTGAAGTATATCCGCCAACTGAAGGAAAAGAATATTCCCGTGTACTTCGAAAAGGAGAACATCAATTCCATGGATTCCAAGGGTGAGGTCATGCTCACTATCATGGCCTCCCTCGCCCAGCAGGAAAGCCAATCCTTAAGCCAGAACGTGAAGATGGGCCTGCAATACCGCTACCAGCAGGGCGAAATACAGGTCAACTGCAAATGGTTCCTCGGGTATACCAAGGATGAGAATAAGCGACTGGTCATTGTTCCGGAGGAAGCTGAAATCGTAAAGCGCATCTACCGGGAATACCTTGAAGGGGCCAGTATGCTGAAAATCGCCCGAGGACTGGAAGCCGACGGCATCCTAAATGGCGCTGGCAGGGTAAAGTGGCATACCAGCAATATTAATCAGATCCTACGAAATGAGAAATACATCGGGGATGCCCTTTTGCAAAAAACATATACCACGGACTTCCTCACGAAGACACGGGTAAGGAATCATGGTATCGTTCCGCAGTATTATGTGGAAAACAACCATGAGGCCATCATACCGCGTGAAATTTTCATGCAGGTTCAGGAAGAACTTATCCGCCGCCGAATCGTCCACACAAGCCCGAACGGAAAGAAAAGGACATTCAGCAGTAACCACTGTTTCTCAAACATGATTATTTGCGGAGGCTGCGGTGAGTTTTACCGCAGGATTCATTGGAACAATCGAGGTAAAAAGTCGGTTGTTTGGCGCTGCATCAGCAGGTTGGAAAACACCGGCCTGTTCTGCGATGCACGAACAGTGCCGGAATGCCAAATTGAGCAGGTGCTGATTACCGCTATCAACCAAGCACTGTGCGACAAGGACACCTTCCTTGTCACCCTGCAAAATAACATCGAAACCGTCCTGATTCACGAAAATGACCAGACTCTGGCAAGCATCGACGCGCGGCTTCAGGAGCTTCAGGCAGAGCTTCTGAAATTGGCCCGCTCCAAGGCCGATTACGAGGATGTTGCCGATGAGATTTACCGCCTACGTGGAGAAAAACAAAAAGTACAACTGGAGAGCGCCGGTCGGGATGAACTGCGGAAAAGGATTGCCGATATGAGCGCATTCCTGTGGGAACAGACCGCCGCCATTACTGAATATGATGATCAGTTTGTCCGGCGGCTGATTGAGAAGGTCACCATCTACGAGGATAAATTCACCGTGGAATTTAAGTCCGGCGTGACAGTGAATGTGGAAGCAAGATCGCCTTTGCTTAATGGGAAATTGGTTCGCTATTAA